CCCACCTTGCGGTGGTTCTGGTGTCATCACATGACACTTACAGGACCAAGCCCGTGATGTGGAAATATCCACGTAGTCTAAGACTACTCATCCTCTTCGGAGGATTCATCCTCATCGAGGATATGATCTTTAAAGATCTGGAAGAGTAAATCTTCCGTAATGCGTCTACCAACTAAATGGTAGAGATGAAGGATAACCTTCGTAACGGGGTCCCCCATGAGAACCCCACGTGAGGTAAAGAATACCTCAATAGGACAGCCATTTCTGTCCAATGTCTCCACTTGACGTGGAGCTGTTAATGCGAAACAGACTGTTTCGCGGTACCATTTTGGTACACCCAATAGGTTCAATAACCTATTTAACATGGCGCCCGCTACGTACGGGTCGCAATAGTCCGTTGCGGACTGCCAATCTGTAGAAAATACTACAGTATCTATCTTCTCGTTGAAGATAAAATCTGCACTGGGGTTCCGGTGCGATAGACGCTTGAAGAAGTTCCAAGCGTGATTAGCGGCTCCAATGCCGCTTTCGCTGGAGGGAAAAGCCTCCAAGATCTTGAGCCCTATGTGACTCAAGGGATGCAGCACGAGTGCGTGCTGCAGTGTTGAGACCGTTATGGTCCTATACTTCCCTAGTTCTGCGACTAGGGAGATTCGACAAGACATGTTATTCTTGTCATAACACCGCTTTCTGTCGGTGAACATTCCACATGCCCAGTGGAAGAGTCTCTCCCCGATTGGGGAGTCTGGCGTCAAAACGACGCCCGTTGGCCTGCCGGTGTGCAGGTTTATCTCCGGTATTTCCGGATTGGATTGCAAAATCCTTCTGGCGGCTTCCAATTTGCCGCCTTGTTCAGTGGGAGTGAAAAACTCCCCTGAATCGGATAAGGAGACCTTACTCTCCTTAATTACGTTCTCAAAGAATTTGGAACGTTGTTCCTCGCCTCCAAGGCGAGTTAATAGATCACCATAAAGATGATCGACAGCCATAGCTAGAGGCTTGGCGAGGCGGTTATACAAACCGCGATCTGACGGTGTCGTCAGTATGGCCTTGGTTTTGGCCAGTGTCTTGTCGTAGACACTACGGGGTGGAACCCCGGAGGCCCTCGTTTGTGAGAGCACCATTCCCTGCCAGTGGGAAAGGGGAGTCTTTTTCTCCCGTATCAGTGAACACATCACTGCCATAGCCGAGAGTTCTCTCGGCACGTCCACATTAGCTGTGGAACCTTGGGGATTAAAAATCTCCCGTTTGATGTTCTTACGAACATTCTTTACCTTCTCGAAGGTAGTGATCCGCTCTGGATCAGTATCACGGAAATAATCCGTGACTAAGTTCGCAATTAGCGAACACTGGATCTGATCGATCCTTTTCCAATCTTGGAATTCGGGCACTCCTGGGAATGCCATTGTGGCCTGCATGAGTAGACCATCACAAGTAGCAAGCATGCTACGGAGCCGTTGAACGGCTGGTCTCGAGATTTTTCTCGATAGAACGAGGCTCATTGCCTCTGGACCCTCAGGTGAGGGATAGCCGGCCAGTAATCTGGCCATATGCCGTCCGAAAGCGGACGACTTTAACTTCTCTCCTTTGAGAAGACGGCGGAACCAATGTGTCCCGCATTTCAGAACCTTTATAGCGGTTCTAACATTGGGCAGGTCTTCGAAACCCACCCTATCATTGAGGCCTGTGACCTCACGCGGGAGTTTGCACTCCCACATATTTTCTGCATTAAAGCAGACTTTAATGGAAGGTATTTCTTCCAAACGCCCAACTAAGTTGGGACCCGTGAACTGCATGTTCACTGTAAAGAGGGAGCGGTGACGCTCCCCGTCTTTGCACTTACATAAAGTGCTGCCATACGACCCCGAAGGTCGTAGTGTACTGGTCGAAGGAAACGACCTGAGAGACAAAACGTCTCTTGATGAGTCCCAAGGCTCATCCCTGGGGACTAAACGCGTCCCCCTGTACGGGCCCTTAAACTTGGACCCTTTGGTTGCCTTCGTGGCATCGCGATCATAAGATGTCGAAGACATTTTATAAAAC